GGTCGCTGACGCAATTCGGGCCGGTTTACGTTCCGGCCGGAACCCGCGCGCTACGGCGCTTGATCTTGCGGGGCGAGTACAGGGAAATCAGCGGCAGGGAGGCTTGATCGGGCTACACAGCAATCAGGCGGCCGCTGTTCGCAGGATGAGGATCGAACTTTCTGATCCGAGCATGTTGGCCGGGTACTTCAAGCGGGCCAGTCGGGATCGACGATTTGATGCAACGGTGCGAAAAACGCTGTCAGAAGGGCGCAAACTCAACCAGCGCACAATTGCAAAAATCACGGGACGCTATGCCGATCGGTTGCTAAAGGTGCGCGCTGATGCAGTGGCACGCACCGAAGGCATGGCTGCTATGAATGCCGGCCGCCTGGAAGCCCTTGATCAGCTTGTTGAGCGTGGCGACGTACCCCGTCAAGCGGTTGTTATTCAGTGGGACGCGACAGGTGATGCTCGCACGCGACAGGATCACGCGGCCATGAATGGTCAAACGGTCGCGTTGGGCCAGCCTTTCGTGTTTCCCGATGGGTCACAGGCCAAACACCCCTGTGACGGCTCTCTGGGCGCGCCTGGCTCCCAAATCATCAACTGCCGCTGCTACGCGGCTACCAAGATTGACTGGCTTTCGCAGGCCCGATGACACGATCGTTTTCTGCTCAGGTTCATACCTGGTCTGAGAAGGCCAAGCGCAACGTTGAGCTTGTTTTGAAGCAATCCGCACAGGACCTCTTTGAGTTCGCTCAAACGCCAGTTTCAAAAGGCGGTAACATGCCTGTTGATACTGGCCATTTACGCAACAGCCTCGTGGCCGGCCTGAACGGATCCACTAGCTTAACAGGCCCAAACGCTTACATGCTCGCGATCGCAGGCATGAAAGTGGGAGACGTGATGTTTGGAGGCTGGACAGCAGAGTATGCGCGGCCTGTCGAATACGGTGCCGCAGGCAGGGCAGGGCGTTTCTACGCGCGTGGGGCAGCTCAACAGTGGCAGTCCATTGTGGCCACCAACGCAGCGAGACTCAAATGAGCGACGAAGCGACGATCATCCAAGCGGCAAAGGACCATTTTGAAGGCCTTGGCGATCGGCCATCCACTGTTTGGGCCAATCAAGCCGCAAAGAGCGACACGCCGCGAGTGGAGTTTGATCACGGCCCAGTAGCGCAATCCACGGCCACTCTAGCGGGCGACAGCCGCGCTGATTTCCTGCTCCAAATTTCGGTTGTAACCGAGGCAGGTACATCGAGCGGCCCCAGCGACAAGATCGTACAGTCTGTAATCGACCATTTCTCGATCGGAACGCGCATCTCTGACGCGACTGTGCATCTGCGCCCAACCATCGGCGCACCGTTTCAGGATGGAAGTGAATGGCGAGTGCCAGTCACCATCCGAATGAAGGCCATGTTGTCGGCCTGAGACCATAGACAATCGAGAAATCAAGGAGGGCGCAGCATGGCTGATGCTAACAACATAATCACGGGTGGGAAGATCACCCCGCAAACTGTCGGGGCAGTCACTTCTCCTACGCTTTCCTTCAAGGGAAAGGCCCCCAAGGCAGGTGAAGAAATCAGCTTCGTGCTGGACAATGGCGTCACCTATTCCGGCAAAGTCAGCGAGACACTGGAAGAAGGCGGCGAAGTGCTGGTGGTTTTCCACAACGGCATCAAGCCCCAAAAGTAATCCGGTCATCTGGGCAGGCTGGTTACGTCGTGGCGGTTTTGCCCAGACTTTCCCAAAGCATAGGAGGGCATCATGTCCACTTTCATTGGCTCAACTCTGAGCATCGCCGCTGCTACCCCTGCAACCGAAAACCAAGTGGGCTATGAGGCCCTTTCGCTGGTCGAGATTGGCAAAATCGTTTCAATCGGTGAGCTGGGCGACAAATCGGACGAAACAACGTTCGATCTTCTCAAGGCAGGCCGTCGCTCGCGCTTCAATGGCGTCAAAGATGTCGGCAACGTGCCGGTGACATTCATCACCGAGCGCGGCGATGCAGGGCAGGCGATTGTAGAGGCGGGCAACAACACCAACACCGTGCACACATTCGCAATCTTGGACTTGGACGGTGACGCCAAGTTTTTCCAGGGCCTCGTCGCAAACCTTGCTGAGCCAGAGCGCACGGCGAGCACCAACAAAGGTGGTTCGTTTGAGATGCGAGCGCAGACTGGCATCACCACAGTTAAAGGCTCCTAACCCCTTGGTTTGAGCCTTGGGCGAGGCCACGTGGCTTCACGGCCTCGCCCCAAAATTGGGCTGGAAGCCAAGGAATATCGACATGGACTTTTCAAAACTGGAAACCAAAACTGGCGCTGAGAAAGGCGCTAAACTTCACCTGCGCCACCCAGCTCTGGGCCATTTGCTTTATTCAGGTAAGGGGGCCGATGAAAACGGTAAGCTGATCGACGCTGCAAAGGATGCGCAGAAGGTTTTCTTGATGGTGCGCGGTACTGAAAGTCCGACAGTGCAGAAGCAGGCGCGAGACTTGCAGGCCAGTATTCTGAAAAACGGCGACATTTCGGATGAGGAAAAGGAGGTCGGATTGGCTTTCGCGTCCTCTCTGGTGATTTCAATGCACGGCCTTGAGAAAGGCGGGAAGACAATGGAGGCGACCGAAGAAAACAAGCGCGAGTTCTTGCTGCTATCTGACGGCTTGGTCGAGCAAGTCGTACAGTTCGCGCAGTCTCGCGCAAATTTTTTCAATCCCGCATAGGCGACTTACTTTTGGCGGCCAAGCAATGGGGATGGCTACACGCTATACCAGCAAAGGATGGCGAACAGACCTGGCCGCATGATCGTCTTACCCAAATAAGGGAGGTCGAAAAGCGGGAATTGAACATACCAGAAGTAGAGGTAGGCCAATATCTGCTAGAGGCGTTGATGGAGGCTGGCCCAACGTATCTTGACGCTATGGGCAGCGAGCGAGCTTTGGATTGGCTCCAAGTCCATGCCTATCAGTCGTCTTCACAAGCAATTTGCGAGCCTTGGGAGGCACGAGCCTTGGTCAATTTGAGTAGGGCCTACCTTGAAGGAAAGGCAATTGGGACCAATCCGCTGGGCTTAGAACCCTTGACAGAACATGAGGGGAAATCCGTTGGACATAGCTAAGCTAGGCCTAGAGATTGATAGTACTCAAGTTGACAAAGGGCGCGATGCTCTGGGCCGCTTCACGAAGCAGTCTCTTAAAGCGGAAACCGCGGCTGGCCGTGTCACATCCTCTGCAGCAAAGCTAGGGCGCGCCATTGGCGGTTTAGCAGTTGGGTTTCTGTCGATAAACTCCCTTGGCAGCTCGATCACGCAGGCCCGGACTTTTGGATCCGCACTTTCTGAGGTTTCAACCTTGATCGAAGGAACACCGGAGCAGCTGGCATATATCCAGCGTCAGGCTCGGTCTATGGCGAAGGATTTTGGCACCTATGCCACGCCGCAGGTGCAGGCGTTTTATCAGGCAATCTCTGCCGGAGCGGGATCGGTCGAGGAAGCCAACCAGATCATCGATACCGCCAACCGACTTGCCATCGGCGGAGTTACGGACATCGTAACCGGTGTTGATGGCTTGACCACGGCCATGAATGCCTATCGAGCAGCCGGCATTACAGCTGGCGAGGTTTCCGACGCGCTGTTCGTCGGGATGAGGGCAGGAAAAACCACAATCGCGGAGCTTTCTTCGCAGCTGGGTCAGATCGTGCCGCTCGCATCGGCTTCGGGCATCGCATTCGATGAAGTCGTGGCTGGTGTTTCTGCGCTGACGACACAGGGTTTGAGTACCGCAAGCGCGACCACTGGTCTGCGGCAGGTCATTGCTTCGGTGGTGAAACCCACGAAAGAGGCGAGTGATGTTGCCAAACAGCTTGGCTTGAATTTCAATTCGGCCGCGCTGGAAAGCCAAGGATTAGCTGGCTTCCTTGAGAAAGTGATCGAGAAAACAGGTGGCAGTCAGGAAATCATGGCGCAGCTTTTTGGGTCGGTCGAGGCTCTGGGCGCAGCGCTGGCCTTCTCCGGTGGCGCAGGAGCTACGTTCACCCAGATCATGCAGGACATGGCTGATAAAAGCGGCATGACCCTTCAGGCATACGAAAAGATGCTAGACCGAAACCAGCGGATCAATGCTGCAATGGCGAAGTTCCGCGATGTAGGGATCTCGGTTGGCACCGCATTGCTCACTGTCGCTGTACCTGCGCTTGAGTTCGTGGCGAACAATCTGGACGCAATCAATTCATTCGCTACAGCTGGTGCGGCGGTTCTTGCCGCCAGCTACATCCCGACGCTCGCGGCGATGGGGAGTAGCGCACTCGTTGCGGCTGCTGGCTTCGTGACTCTGCGCGGCGCGATGATCGCAACCGGAATCGGTGCGCTGGTCGTCGGGCTGGGTCTTGCGATCATGTATTTCAACAAGCTGGTCGTCGCGACCGGAGGTTGGGGCAGCGCATTGCAGGCTCTGGGCGATCTCGCGAAGGGCGTCTGGGATGGCATCAAGACTTCTGCGAAGTCTATCGGGCCTGCCCTCAATGCTGTGTGGCTGACCATTCAGGCGGGTTTTGTGCAGGTGATCAGCAATATCCAGAAGATTTGGGCCGACTTCCTGCATTCCGCAGTCGCTGGGGCGCGAGCAGCGGGTGCCGATGAAATTGCTCTTGGTTTGCACGAATACGCGGTCCGAGCCGGTGCGACAGTTTACGACCTGCAAAACAGGGTCAGCGATTTCCAAGGGCAAGCTGCGGCGGCCAAAGACGAAGCCAAAGCCCTCGTGAATGAAGGGTGGCAAAAGGCGGTCGACGCCATGAAGACCCTGATCCTTCAAATGGATGTTGCAAATGCCGAAATGGACAACGGCGCCAACGCAGCCGACGAGTTGAAAAAGGCCCTTGAGGGGCTTGGTGCAGGCGCCGCGACAACAGCCTCAAGCGTGGGTGGCCTTGGTGATGATGTCGGCACGCTAGGCCGCAAGCTCAAAAAAACGCCAGACGATATCGACCATGTTGCCAACGGTATTGATGGGATTTCCAGAGCTTTGGCCGGTGCAGCCACTCGAGGCGAAGACTTACGCGAAAATATGGCCAATGTTTTCGAGGGGATCGCTTATGACATTCTGCAGTCAGGCATCAAGGAAGCAATTTTAGAGGTGTTCGACTTTGAGGGAGCCAAAGGCGGCGGTGGAGGTTTCTTCTCGACGATTGGCGATATTGTTTCGGGTATCTTTGGTGGGTTCCGCGAGTCTGGTGGGCCGGTGCAGTCGGACAAGGGCTACATCGTTGGCGAAAAAGGCCCAGAGTGGTTTGAGCCAAAAACTTCCGGAACCATCATCCCTAACCATCAGCTAGGCGGCGAAAGTGGTCGTGTTCAAGTCGAAGTGCTTGTGAATGATGACGGGAAGATTGGTGCGATCGCGCGGTCTGAGGCGCAAAATGTATCCGTCCGGGTGATTGAGGCAGGCTTAGGGGAATACGATCGTGCGCTCCCCGATCGGGTTCAAGAAATCTCCAACGATCCGAGGGGGCGTTGATGGCTTTTACGTTTCCTCTTGCTCTGGCGGATTTCTTCGACGGTCTCCGCCTTACGTCACTGTCCTTCGCTCTTGGAGAGAATATGGAAAGCAGCCAGACCGGCGGCGGTGAGGTTTTGACAAACACGACCGGTCCACGCTTGTGGCACGGTGGGATTCAAATTGCGGCACACACTGTTCAGGACATGGATCAGGTCATCTCCAAAATCGACTTGCTGCGACAACCGGGGCGCTCGTTCTTCATTGGAGACCCTTACCATGTGTATGGTGCAGTTGATCCGGATGGGGCCATGCTTGGCGACAAAACGGT